GGCGGCGATCTGGTTCACCGGAGCTGCAAGCGTGCCGCTCCGAACCTGTAGCATGTTGACCCCGCGCCAGAGATAAGAAGGATCGGCCAGCGGAATGATGAACTGGCCCGCTGCGGCGGTGATCGTCACCTCGTTGCCCGCGCCGTCGTACAGCTCCTGCCAGGTGACGCCGTCCGGGCTGACCTGAAACGTCAAGGGGGCCGTGGTCCACACTGCCGGCATCGAGATTCCGACCAGCGTCAACGCGCCGAGCGACACCGGGCCGGACAGCGAAGCGCCCGCCGCGATCGTCGCCGGGTTGAGGGTAATGCCTACAGACAACATGCCGCGCGCACTCCCTGGCTTACTGCCGGTTCATCCACGCGCGCACATAGTCGACCGTCAGGGTGGCAACGCCGGTGCCCGACACCTTGTATGCCGCGAGGTATGGTTGCATGACCGCGAGCGTTCCGGTCGCTGCGAAGTTGATCGAGTTGTCCGCGTTCACCCGATTGCCATCGATGTAGAACGCCACGTCGGTCAGGTTGGTCGCGTCGATGCGGTAGATATGCCAGTCGGTGGTGCCGACCGTCACACCGCTCGCAACCGAGGTCGTTGTCACCCCATCGAACGCAGTGACCAGCACCGCGCCGCTCGCCTGCGCGCTGAATTCCAGGTAGCAGGTGTTGTTCTGCGGGCCGTCGATCCAGGCCGAGGCGGCGCCCCACACCACCTGCACGCCGGCGGCGCTCGGCGTCACGGACAACTGGACGCGGGTCTCGAAGATCAGCCCCTTGGTGCAATCCAGGGCAAGGTTGTCGCCCCAGTACAGCACGCAATCCTCTTTCTCGCTGGTCGCCGCCAACGTGCATGCGACCTGACCGCCAATCGCGTTCGCGACGCCGGCGAGCGTCGGCGGCCCGGCGCCGACAATCTTCTTGACGAACGGACAGCCATCCACCGCCGAGCCGGCGGCCGGGACCGCGACATAGGACTGCCCAAGAAAGTCCTCGTAGAAGTGGACGGGTGCGACCGGCAGCATGTACTCGAAGGTCGCGGTATCGAAAAACTCCAGCCGTCCGGCATGGAACTTCGAGGTCGTGGTCATGTCGTTCTCCCGATCGGCCGCAAGGGAAGGCACCGCCCGGGCGCGCGGCCCGGGCGCGATGAAAGCCGATTAGACAAGGGTCGATGGTGCGGACGCGCCCTGGTAGGACTCCCAGAGGAACAACTCTGCCTCGGTGATGTTCGCCGCGTTCGATGCGCTGGTTTGCACCGCGATGGTGTGGAACCCGTTGACCAGGTCCAGACACATTTCCGGAGTGATCTCGAAGACCACGATCTTGTCGGCGACGGTTGCCGAGGTCTGGAAGGTGGCACCCGGTGTCTGCACCGCGAGCGTATCGCTGGTGGCCGTTGCCGCGCAGAGCCAGGTCGGCATGACGCCGACCGCCTTCGAGCCGGTACCGAGCGTGTCCTGACCTTGCAGGATCGAGAGCGTCACCTGCGCCGCGTTGCCTTGGTTCACGTGGCACACAACCCACGCCTTGAGCGCGTTCGCCAGGTCGCGGTAGGCACTGGTGCGGCCCCCCGCGTCGGCCGCCGGAGGCAGCAGGCAAACCGGTGGAAACTGATAGGGCATAGAAATCTGACGTGCCATCGTCGAATGCTCCTGACGAAACTCAGAAAACTGTTAGCGGGACGCCAGCGCAATGAAGGGGCTCTTGGTGTTCGCCCCCTTGAATGGGGTCAGTGGCACCGCCCACATCGGCTTGCCGTCAACGCGATAGGTGATGCGGAACACCATCTCGTCGGTCAGGAACGCGACGTGCATGCTGGTTGCCGCTTGGACGCCGTTCTTGTCCACCAGCATGTACTGGCTGAGGTCCGCCAGCGTGATGTCGCCCGTGGTGCCGAGAGTGGAATTGTATTCCGTCCACACCACCTCGCGACCATAGAGGGTCGAGAACGGCGTGGCAGAAAGACCGCCTGGCGGCAAATAGACGAGCTGGCCGCCGGTGCCGACCGCCTGGTTCATCGCCATGAGCTGCGGCAGGCAGTCCTGGTTGATGAACCACACCGCGTTCTTCGCCGACCGCGCCCAGAGGCGCGACCACATCTGGTCGATGTTTTCCTTGACGATCGTCTGTGTGGCCTGGCCGGTCACCTTCGGTACCGTAATCAGGCAGGGGCTTTTCATGTAGCCGAACGGCATGCCCGCGCCGGTGCCCTCCACGATGGCATCCTCGGTCATGAACATGACTTCTTCGGAGAACGCCTGTGCGGCGATTGAGGTCAGTGCCGTCGAGTCCTGCAAAAGCTCGTCGGTGGTGTACATCACCGACATCAGCTTTTTCAGGTCGAACTCGATGGTGCGGAACTTCGGCTTCGATGGAGTGACCGCGGTGCCTTCCCCTACCCAGTTCGACGCGACACCGCCCCAGCGGCTGCCGGTCGCTCGGCTGGTTTCGTCCACGCCCGGTATCTTGATTCCGTTCGCGTTGGCGCTGATCGGCAGCTTGTTCACGCGACTGAGGATCTCGCCCATGTCGTGCGCGAGCATGAAAATCGAGGCCGCGAAATCGACCTGGACCAGGAAGCCGCCGCCGGTCGGATCGACCTCGCCCGCACCGGTCGGCGCGCGCACCAGTCGCCGGTCGGTGTCGCTCCCCTTCGAGCTGTAGTGCCGGAAAACCGCCTGGAGCTGCTCGCCCAACGTCCGGTATTGCTCGCCCGCGCGCGGCGTGAAATCCAGCCCCTTGCGGGCCAGACTGAGATAGTCGTCAAAGCCCCGCAGCCTGCCCTGGCGCGGGTCCATGCCCCGGATTTGCGACAAGGTGCGCTGCGACGGGTTGATCTCCATCACGTCGTCGCCCGGACCGGCGCCGATCGGCCGCGCCAGCTTGGCGGCGAGTTTTTCGGCCCGGTCCAGCTCCCCGATCGTGCGTTCGAGCGTCGCGATCTCCGCCTCTTTGGCGGCGAAACCAGGCGTCCCAGCCAACGGCGCGAGTTCATCCACCGCCACCCCGAGGGCGCGGCGGAGCGACAGCAGTGTGCTCATGTGATATCTTTTCCTTCAAATTGTCGGTCATCAGAGGTCGGGCCTGGAGCCTCTGGAGCCCGCCATGCTACGAATGCCGCCACGAGCGTTATCGTGCCCAGGCCGATCGCGGCGGGTGATTCGCGTGCAAGGAGCGGCAGGAGCTACCTTACGGGCATGACAACCACATCCTCGACAGACCGCACGACGAGGACGGCATGAGCGCGGCAAGCAAACTGCCTCCGGCAATGACGGTGGCAGAGTTTCTCGACTGGCACCCATCGGGCGCCGGCGATCGGTGGGAGCTGGTGGACGGCACGCCGCGCGCGATGGCGCCCGCCTCGCCCATCCATGGTGCGATTCAGAGCGAGACCGATCGCCTGATCGGCAATCACCTCGTGGCGACCCGCCCGGAGTGCCGCACAGTCGTTGAGCCCGGAGTCCGGCCGCGGGTGCGCGCCGATCACAACATCCGTGTGCCCGATCTGGGGGTCACCTGTGCCCCCTGGCGGAACGATGATCGGCTGCTGTTGGCGCCGCTCGTGCTGGTCGAAATTCTCTCGCCGTCGAACAAAAACGATACCTGGGCAAACGTATGGGCTTATGTATCGATACCGAGCGTGCAGGAAATCCTCGTGCTTTATACTGCGGAAATCCGTGCCGATCTGCTGCGCCGGCAGGCTGATGGCCTGTGGCCGGACAATCCGCGGCCGATCGCCGCCGGCGGCGACGTGGTGCTCGAAAGCATCGGTTTCGCCGCGCCGCTTGTAGCGTTCTATCGCACCTCCGGACTCGTCTAATACGCGCGACGCTTGACCGTAGGTCAGGTCGCGGCGAGGCGCGCTTTCAGTGCAGTCGCGCGCGCGAGTTGCGCGGCTTTCTCCGCGTTGGCATCGGGATCAGGGTCGGCCGGTGGATCGGTGACTGGGTCGGCATCCAGCGCATCAACCACGCCGTCCAGCAGGCTCAGCGCCTTGGCGTGGTGCGTCATTCCCTCGGCCATGTAAGCCTTCGCGGTACGCAGGGACTTATGCGCGAGCCGGATCGCGTCCTCATGCGCCACTGGCATGTCGTCACTGTCAGGTGGGCCGTCATCCTTCCGGCGTCCAAGCAGCCGGCGCAGGGCTGCCAGCAGTTTCTC